TAGCGTACCTGGACAGGTAGTATCAATAACTGGTGATGCAGGAATTACGCTGTTGCCAGCAGGCCCGTTAAATGTACCAAATGCAACTAGTATACAACTAGCAGGCACACAAGGTATTACGATTTCGGCTACTAACGATTTAGCACTTAGTACTAGTTCAGGAAATATTACATTCTCAGGACCAGTTGACTTTACAGCATCAACAGTTACAGGACTTAGTGTTGAAGGTAACTTTGTTGGTAGTGTTTTCGGCGATGATAGTACACCATTAGTTGATGGCATCAATAATAAAATTACAGGTAAGATTGACTCAACTGAAGCAATAGTTAATCAAGGTAACTATAGTCTTACAGTTAATTCAACTGGTGCAAAATTACAAAGAACCAGTGGAGCAGGTGGAGGACTTGTAGTAACTAATGCTAGTGGTGTAGTATTAGGAGGCGAAGCACCTGTTGAAATATCAACAGCAGGTGATGCTATTGTAATTGGTAACGGAAGTTCAGGCAACATTACAATAGGTAATGGTACCAATACTATTACAGTTACAAATAGTACAACATTAGACTTATCGGACTTAACTAGCATTTCATTTAGTAATTCAACAATTTCAGGATTACTAAGTCCTAGTATTTCTTATACACCAGATGATAATACTGACTGGGAGGGAACTCCGCCCGATAATGTACAAGACGCTATCGATAGACTAGTTGCATGGATAACAGACTTTAAAAACAATGATAGTACAGATCCTAACAGACCTGCACCATAACGGAGACATAAATGGCCATTGAATATATTAATACAGGAACAATAGCAAACGACGGCACAGGCGATGCACTTCGTGAGGCTTTTATTAAAGTAAATGATAACTTTGAAGAACTTGACTTACGAGTAATTGAAACAACACAATTTGAAAATGTTGGGTCAGTTGGACAAGGAGTTTTTGCCGGGAAAGATGATAATACTGCACAATTTAAAAAATTAATAGCAGGTACAAATGTTACATTAACTCCAACAGCAACTACACTAACATTCGATGTTGACAATGCTCTTGAACAACTTCTAATGATAAGTGATAATGGTAGCTTAACTGTAGCACCGGGGCAAAGTGTAAACTTTAATGGTGGTAACGGATTAACCACATCAATTGCTTCACAAACACTTACTATAGATCTTGATACAAGTAATATTGTTTCAAGAGATAGTAGCCCAACACTAACTGCTAATTTAAATGCTAATGGCAATGATATTACTAATGCTGGTACAATTACTGCTAACACTGTTTCAGGTGCATTTCAAGGTCTAGTTTATGGATTTGACATAAGAGAATTTGGACCGTACCTTTCAGGATTTGATTTTGGCGGAGTGCGTAATACTTACGGAAGCGCACTTGATTTTATTGTTAGAAATACAGATATTGATTTAGGACCAATTGATCCTGAAAGAACTGATTTAACAATTGACTTAGGCTTCTTACCATCTGTATAACTAATACGATAAATATGTTATAGAAGGAATGATCTATGGCATTATGGACAACTGGTACAAATAAACTACTTGCTACTGTTACAGAAGAACAGACGATTTCACTATCTCTGCCAGTAACAGCAGGCTCAACTATCTCATTAATTAGTGGCACATTGCCACCTGGCGTTAAGATAAATGATATAACACTTATCGGTACACCAAGAGAGGTATCTCGTGTAACTGATTTTAGATTTGTGTTAAGAGCATCTCTAAATAATCAAATTGACGATAGGACATTTACTATAAAAGTTGAAGGTCCTGATACACCAACATGGTCTACACCAGCAGGTGAACTTCCAATTGGTAATAATGATACCTATTACATTTTAGACAGTAGCCCAATAGACTTCCAATTAATAGCAACCGATGACGATACACAAGCAGGACAATCTCTTACATACTTTATGAAAGAAGGTGACGGAGTATTGCCGCCAGGCACTACACTTACTACTGATGGCAGAATTATAGGCATTGTTGATCCGTTACTTGCAATAGAACGTGGAGAGATTTATGCAAGTGGATACTATGATACAAGCCCTTATGATTTACAATCAGGTGGATACGATTTTGGGATTAGAAGTTCAAACGGATTTGATAGCTTCTTTTATGATACAACTGTTTGGGACTTTAGTTATACTGAAAAGGCTCCAAACAAATTAAACAGATATTACCAATTTACAGTAAATGTTACAGACGGTGATATTGTTGCACGAAGAACATTTAAAATATTTGTAGTCGGCGATGATTTCTTCCGTGCTGATAATACTGTTTTACAAGTAGGTAGTGGAACATTTACAGCTGACAATACTAATTTAAGAACTCCAATATGGATAACTCCAGGCAACTTAGGTATCAAACGTGCTAACAATTATATTACACTACAGTTAGATATTATTGATACTAACACACAAGTTGGATTTGTAAATTATAGTCTTGAAGATACTAATCCTGGCACATATCGATTAAAAGCAACAGGCGAAATTATTTACAATGGAAAATACGAAGTTAGTGGTACACTACCTAAGTTTGTAGATAGTGGACGTGGGCCTGATAGCTTTATTGGTATTGTTCCATCTCCAGTACAGCCTAGTGAATGGGAAGTACTAGTTCCAGAAACAGTAAGTACTTTACCAAAAGGTTTAGAACTTGATACGTCAAATGGTGAAATTGCTGGACGAGTACCATATCAAGCAGAAGTAACAATTGATTATAAATTTACAATAAAGGCAACACGTTTTACACCAGATGAACCTGATATTAATGTTAGTACTGTTAAAGTATTTAATATTAAGTTACTAGGTGAAATTAATTCTGAAACTACATGGACAACGCTTCCAGACTTAGGCACGCTTAATTCAAATTCGATTAGTGTTTTACGTGTTGAAGCAAATACTACAGTTCCAAACGCACAAGTGTTATATAGTTTAAAATCAGGCAAGTTACCTCCAGGGTTAGAACTAACATACGACGGAGAAATTGTTGGCAGAGTTAACGCTTATGGTCAAAATGTTTACAAAAGTTTATGGAGAGGTTCTCGTGAATATACCGCAGGAGATATTGTAAGAGTTGACGATACTTATTACAAAACTGCTAGTAATCATACTAGTAGTTCAAGTGGAATATTTGCAAATGATGTAGCATACTGGATTGAATTTAATTATACTCGCTTAGGACTAACAACTATTGACAGTGATTCAACATCATTAGATTTACCCCAAACAACTATTGATAGACAATATAACTTTATTATTAATGCTGAGGATCAATACAAATATAGTATTGCAGAACAACAATTTAGTATCACAGTAACAGATCCAGAAGTTATAAAATATAGTAATATCTATCTTAAGCCTTTCCTTAACGAAACAACAAGACGTACATTTAACGATTTCCTATCTGACCCAGAAGTTTTCATTACAGAAAATATTTACAGACCTGGAGATCCAAACTTTGGCATACAAACAGATATTAAAATACCATTGTATTACGGAATTGAATCTCGCAGTCTTGCTGAGTTTACAAGTAAAATGGCAACTAACCATAAAAGAAAACAATATAAGATTGGTGAATTAAAAACAGCTCAGGCTAAAAAAGAAGGTACTAATACTACTTTATATGAAGTAATTTATGTACAAGTTATAGATTCGCAAGATGTCTCAGTTGGACGGACACGTAAGTCGTTTAATATAAAGACTAATCAAAAAATTACAGTTGATAGCGTAAACTACGATGCAAAGGATATGTTCTACGATTATGATACTAAGCCATCATTTACTATACTAACACGTAGTGGCCCGTTATCGGTGCAACTAGGCGAAGACTTTAGTGTAGTTACTCGAGGTGACGGAACATATAATTTAAATTGGACATTAGGTATAGAAGTAGATGGTAGAACTGAAGACAATCTTTTAAAAATAATAGAAGGACTCGGTAATACGTATCAAAGACGTCCTGACTTTGAAAACACAATAAAAGTAGATAGTGATGCAATATCAGTATCACAAAATAATGATAGTTTAAGATACATTAGCAACTTAAACAATATGAGGGACAACATAAGATCAGTAGGACAAACAAACAGATCATTTGTTCCGTTATGGATGCGTAGTCAACAAGAAGGAAGTGTAAATGAATTAGGTTACACACCTGCTTTAGTACTATGTTACTGTAAGCCAGGCAAGTCTGCATTAATTAAAGCTGCAATTGAAGCAAATGGCTTTGACTTTAAAATATTCAACTTAGATGTTGATAGATATATAATTGATAGTACAGATATAAGTAGCCAAGATAGTTACTTAGTATTCCAAAACTATCGATTCAATACGTAACCCTGATAAATAAGTGTAGGAGAACACACTATGGCAACTAGCGACAATATTACACCAGAAAACATTGATGAAACATACCCAATTGCAGGTCAGGATAATGACTCGCAAGGATTTCGTGATAACTTTGCGACAATACAATCAAGTTTAAGTGCATCAAAGACAGCAATAAAAGACATTGAAGCAAAAGGTATATTTAAAACTGCACTTGCTGACGGATCATTAGATAATGACTTGCAAGGTAATACTATTACTAATGGAGTACTAAAAGGTGTAGCATCGGAACATTTTAATACAGGTAACATTATACAAAATGCTGAAGCTAACATATTATGGACTACAGCAGAATATCATGATATTACAATGGCAAATCCAAGTTCAGTACGTTTGAGCTTAGGCGGCTGGCCTGCTGCAGGAACTTATGGTAGAATGCGTCTTGCTATTAGAAGTAATAATGGTTCAGAAAGAACTATAACTTTTGAAGCAGCTAATGCTGGAACACTCCGAGTAAACTCAACAAACTGGACAAGTGCGTTAAGTGGCGGCGACTTTACAGTCACTAGTGCAACAAGTCCTAAAATTGTAGATGTATGGACTGTTGATGGCGGTATTACAGTGTTTATGGAATACGCCGGAGAGTACACTATTTTATCGTAATGTTTAATCCATTAGTAGATAATTTTAATCAACTAAATGATAGCGAAGTAGAAGATAAACTTACTGAGCTGGCACGAAAATATTGGATGACACGAAATCCTGAAGTTCAACAGCAAATAACAGTCTTGATGGACATGTATAAAATTGAACTTACAACACGCAGAGCTATTCAGCAACAAAAACAAAAAGATCAAGATAACGGCGAAAATTCTCTTGACAATCTGATAAACATCAGTTAAAATACAAGTATGCTTATGAAAACTGACTCTCTCGGTATCCCGCGATTTACAAATAAAGACTTAGTTGATATGATCTATTCAGGTCATGTTGACAAGTGTCATGTAGTGTTGTGCGATGCAGACGATGATGTAGATAAATTTAACAAGGCTTGTGAAGAGCAAGGCTTTGATAAACTACAAAAATATATTCCATTAGATGTAGATCAACAAACTTTTGACGGTGTATGTCAAAGTGAATGGTTTATGCCTGATGAATACAAAGACATCAATGTATATGAATATGTACTAGGCAAAGCAAAAACACCCTGCCCACAACACGTACAAGATCGTATATGGGAAGAAATGGAAGCATATGGCGAACGTGATATGCATAATCTATTACGCTATATGATTTATCTTGTAGACTTTATGCGTGAGAATGATATTGTATGGGGTGTAGGCAGAGGATCAAGTGTAGCAAGTTATGTGCTGTATTTGATAGGTGTACATAAGATAGATTCAATCCAGTATGGCCTGGATTGGCGAGAGTTCTTGAGATAAGTACTAATATAACTAGGAGATATAATTATGCCAATGAAACAAACAGGACGTAAAGTATACAAAAGTGCTAATGGTAAAACTATTGACATGGATTTATTACGTCAAAAAAACGAACTTACTCCAGCAGTAGGTAATGCTCGTGTAAATGCACGTGGCGACGAACTTGGTGAAGGTGGAAAAATTGTCCGTAAGAAAGAAGACATTCTTGCAGACTATTATGCATCTAATCCAGGAGTAAAAGAAGAAGCACCAGTTAGTCAAGATGAAAAAGATCTAACAGATGACTGGTTTGAAGACGAAGACGGAAATTTTGTTCAAAGAGGATAATATGAGCTTAACAAAAATAAAAGGTAGTATAACAGCAGTTGGTAATCGTGTATTAGTTACACACATGGACTTTGGCGAGCAGAAAACTGCTGGTGGACTTATTATTACCAGTGATGACGGGAAGACCCGAGGCATTTATCCTAGATGGGGTAAAGTATATGGCAAAGGTTCAAAGAACAAAGATCCATATGAAGTAGGTGATTGGGTTCTAATTGAACACGGTCGTTGGACTCGAAGCGTTGACCTTGAAGATGATCATGGCGAAAAACTAGAAGTACGTATGATAGAAACTGAAAGTATTTTGGCTTGGAGTGATGAGCCGCCTAAAACTGGTTTAAGAGTCGGTGCTGAATATAATGACGGTGAACATGCTACCGTAGATCCAAGTGCATTTGTAAACCCTAGCTTTTAAGAGGCATAAATTGAAAAACGTAGATTTAAACAAGTACAAAGATTTTGTACGTGAAGTAACAAGTAACGAATCATTATCCAGCATGCAGATGTATAATCGAATTGTTGAAATTGAAACAACCGAAAGTAAAGCCAAAGTAAACATGGCGCAACTTATGACTGGTGCTGTTGGCATTTGTGCAGAAGGCGGCGAGTTTATGGAAATTATTAAGAAGTGTGTATTCCAAGGCAAGCCAATGGACGAGGATACACAGTATCATGCTATGCGTGAACTCGGTGATATCATGTGGTATTGGATGAACAGTTGTAGTGCATTAGGTATTGATCCTAACGATGTTATTGCAGAGAATGTTAAAAAACTGGAGAAACGTTATCCAGGTGGGTCATTTGATCCATATTACTCAGAGAATCGCAAAGATGGAGATATTTGAATTCTTTGAGAACTTTGAATGGTATGACTTCTTAGTTATAGCAATATTCGCCAAAGTATTCCAAGTTTTAATTATCGTTACCCTAATGGGAGGTGGATTTGTATCAGCCACTATCCTGTTTATAACATGGGAATTTTGGAAAGCCTACGAAAAATTTAGAGCAAATAACACTTGACTTCTATTAGTTTTTACGTTATAATTAACTTAAATTAATAGGAGTTTTCTTTTGACTACACACGCAACTATAGATATTGAAACAATCGACACTTGCCCAGAAGCAACTGTACTAAGTATTGGTTGTGTTAAATTTAATCCATTAGATAATAGCGAACCCCACAGTGAGTTATACTTTAAAGTAAGCATAGATGATCAAGATCGTCTTGGTCGTACAGCCAGTGACGATACAATTGAATGGTGGAGCAAGCAAGATCCTAAGATTATGGAAGAAGCGTTCGACCAAAAAGATGCTATTACAGCA